GCACAAGCGCCGGTTATGCTGAGATCGAAGTAATCGGCGATCCCCATTGAAATGGCGAAACAGAACCCCGCGGTGACCAGCTCCCACAAAAGCTCTCGCCCCCAAAAACGTCGAAACCCTTTTGCAACAAGGTTCCGGTGCCAAAGAATGCGGGCGTAGATCGTCAGCCCCGCTACTGGCCACCAAAGCTTTAACGCCACGAGCCATTGCGGCTCAAACTCGTGCGGCGGCTTGTCCATGCCGGCACCCCCTACCATTCAGGCATAAAAAAAGCCGCCGATTGGCGACTGACTGAAACGGGCGTGATTGAGGCAACTAGATTTCAGGAACGACAGTAATATCAGGCTCCGCCGGATACCCGGTCGCACAATTATATGCCTTGCAGGCATCCAGATCGGGCAGCGCATCAATCGCCGCATCATGTGCAGCCTGCTGGTCGAAACAGGCGGCGACCATCACGTTGACAGCTTCGCCCAACGCGATGATTTCCGCGCTGGTTAGATGGGGATAGGAATTGTCGCGGAACCGCCAATTGCGTCCGTCAGGCAGGCCACCCGCAAGAGCATTGAAGTAAACGGCCATCAGCAAAGCCCGGCTTTCGCTGTCTGTCTGGGCAACGTATGTCGTCCCGCCAAGCTCGAACTCGACACCAGCATCCATGCGTTCAAATTTGCACTTCTTGGCCCGCTCTTTCAGCTTCGCCTTCGCCGCTTCAAGGCTGATCGGCTGGGTGGAATATTGCAGTGTGGCGGTCATCGTTTCCGGGGCTTCTGGATCACCATCAATCACAACGGTCGGGTTGCCGATCACCGTCTGCCATTCCTGATCGGGCTTGGTGCCCTGATCAATCACCAGAACGAAGTTGTCCCGCAAATCCTCGACCGATGCCAAGGCGGCATTGCTGTAGGTTTTGCCGGTTTCTGCCTTGAGGCCCATCGGGCTGCTGGCCGTTTTGACCAAAGCCCACTGATCGTCACAAATCGCATAAAGCGCAGTCATGGTCTGTCTCCTGATTATCGCGCACGTGCGAACTTGCCGGGCGTTTTGGCCCACGCAATGCACCGGTATGTGGCGTTCAGCTTGTTGATGAAATTGTCGGCGTTTCGCGCCTTCCCGCCGCTGCTGTTCATATCGACGGGAACAGCGGAAACGACGGCGGTATCAAGGTTGAACCGCAAGGCATCGGAAACCGGGTTGCCCGATGAAATATCGGAGCAATACATCGCCCAGTTATAAAGTCCGTCCGATGCGTCCTTGCCGACGAAGATGCGCGGTTCGAAATCCATTGGAACGAACATGCCATCGACAACACCAGTGCCCTTGCCGCTGGTCACAGCACAGAATTGCGGCACTATGCGATGCATGCGGATCAGGTATCGACCGGATGCCATTTGCGCGCCAAGCGTACCCGTGTTGGCCGTGCGGGTGAGCCAGCCCGCATCGGTGGTGGTCCCCTTGTCATTGAGGATCAGATACGCACCTGCGGCCATATCCTTGTGGAATACCCGGATGTTGCCACCCGATAGCGGATAAACCTCGGCATAGTCGAAAAGCCCGCCAGTGGCCTGCGCAAAGACGGTGGGTGTCCCGTTGACGTGTTCGACTACCACAAAATCCGCACCGGCCTTGGGGCTGGCCCGCCAGAATTGGTGCAAAACCTGCCCCTGATATTCCGCATCCGCACCAACCGAAATGCCGCCCGCCGTGAAGGAAAGGCTGCTTGCGACCTCGGCACCGCCAACATTGCAATTGATCGCAAGATTGTCGCCCAAGACAGTGCAGGAAACCCGGAAGTTCGAAACACCATCAAGGCGCTTTGCCATATGGAAGGTTTTGCCGATGGTCGGGTTCCAAGGCAGGTCTGTGATATCTGCACCGCCAGCCCGTTCGCGGGTCGTGACATAATCATCCGGGTTCATAATATCCGGGCACGGCATACCCGATGTGGATAACGTCCGAAAGCCATCCGGCACCGGATAGTCAAAGGCGAACTGACCGAAATTGACCTTTGCCTTGATTGCACCGCTTGCCGCACTGTCCTGCACAGACGCCCGCAATCCGTCAAGCCAGTCTGCCGGGATGGTAAAGGCCGGATCGGTACCAGCCACCGGATCACCGGAAATCCAGACCCCGTTTTTGGCAAACCAGCAATCCCCGGTTTCCCGGTCAATCGCAACCGAGACAACATCATCAACAGTCCACGACGGATACCCACTGTCGGTGCCCCATGGATTGGCAACAAGATTGCCATTAGAATGATAGTGGAAAAGCCCATTGGCAGCCCCATTAGCTTCGTTAACAGCCACAGAACGATGTGCGAAACCGATAGCTGGAACAATGGTGCTGGGTGAGAATGGTGCGCCAATCTCGACCAGAACCTCCCAGTAATATTTTCCAGCCGGGATTAGCATGGATGCGGCAATATGCCCTTCACCCGGATTATGCGCGGGCTGCCACGCTGTGTTACCTTCCGACAAAATCCTCCCGGCTGGCGTGGGCGCATCCAGCGGGTTGCCAACGGCGAAATTGTTCGTCGGGGTATCCGTGAACTGATTATCGACCGTCAGGCCAACGGCTGTGAAATGGTTGCCATTGCCGGACACATCTTTGCCAAGGTCCAGTGCATCACCGAAATCGAGGTGGCAACCGTTGGCTCCATAAACAGCCGCACCAAGCCCCTTGCCGTAAAAGGCTTTAGGCACCCAATCCCCATCAGAATTGAAGTAGCCGAAATCGTAAGCGGATACGGCATCGACAGCATCACCCGTAATCGCGATAAACTCTGAGACATAGACGCTTTGGTTCCCATCAATCAGGGAACCGCTTGAATTCAAATTTGCGCCGATAGCCTGCCAGTACTGCGGGTCAAGAAGCCGCAATGCTACGCCATCATCCATCAGGTTCGACGCGAGAGTGAATGTGACCCCGTTCGCCGTGAAAGCTGCACGGTCAGCAAGTGCGGTTCCAGGCGTTACGTTCGCCTTGATCAGGTAGTGGCCCCAACCTGCCGGGTCACGATGCGATGGTGCAATTGATGCTGTATTGGTGACGCCGCCATCACCCCGACCGATGTTGTTTGACATGACCCATTGTGAAGCAGCAGAGGAAAGCCCTGCGGTGAGAAACGGCCCGACAGAACCGCCGAAAAAAACAGTTTTGGCCCACACCGAAATTGCGATTTTATAGATCGGCGATGCGGTGCCGGGCGCGCGACGCAAATAGGCAGGTGTCGCCGATGAACCATTAAACAGACATGCAAAATCAATCGGATCACCGGGGTCGCCACAGCCGATTGCCGGGGGCGGATTGTCAAAAAGGATCGACATTGATTACGCCTCCGCCCGCTGGGTGATATGCACGTCAATCACGGCACCACTGAATTCCATATGGATCAGGTTGACCGCGTTCGGCTCGCTGTTGATCGCACCGTTGTTGATGCGGAATTCCGGCCCCCAAGCAATCCCGTGATTTCCAACAGCATCCATCGTCAGTTCCAACCGCGCCGAACCACCGGCAGGCATCGGGTCGGGTGCCGTGATGGTCAGGGCCTCGGTCGCGGTCAGGGTGAAGCGGTTACCAAGGGCCGGATTGAACGACACTTCACCTGCAGCAAGAGTTGCCGGAACGCGGATAGTCCAGAAGCCAGCACCAAGGGTCGCTGAGACAGTGCGACGCAAGGCATCGCTTGTGCCATCCGTAACCGCCTGCTGGATCGCCTTGCGCAATTGCTGAAGATCAGCCTCGGTCGCCGGTAGCGGGTTTGCGTCGGTGCCGAGGAAATAGGTAATCACCTCAACAATCTCGCGCATCGGATGCTCAATCGCCTCCGCAGGCGGAACAGAACCCTCTATACTGTTTGACGGGTCCGGGTTGACGTAAGGACGATTGGGATCGGCAAGATTGCCATTAACTGGCGGCTGATACTGCATCACTCACCTTCATAAGACATGGTCAAAAAAGAATGGGCCGGCATGTACCGACCCAAGAGACATTCCAAATCTTCTGCGCGCGATATTCGCGCAAGCGGGTCCTGACCCAATGTCGAGACACCGACCCGGAACCACGTCACCCGCGGCCCCAGCACGCGCATACGCCACCACGCCCGCATATCAGCAGTCGCGCCCAGCATGTCATAGCGCACGCTGTCTTTGTTTCCCGATGTATTGGCACCGCCCACCTGGCTTATGCCAACCATGAACGGACGATATTCGACAATTGCCGTCTGATATCCGAGAGTTTCGGCAAGCCCGATGAAGTAGCCCGGGCTTTGACCACCACGCGCCCGATAGCGTGTCAGAACCGCAGCACGGCGATCCTCGATCGGCAGGCCAGATGTTTGGAAGCAACAATCGGGCAGGCCGACCTGAGTTTCGTGATCGGCCAGCATTTCGATGGCGCGCGCAGGCTGGCTTTCAATGACCAAGCGGTCAGCAGCCAGATCAACTTCAACCCATGTCGAACACTTGGCACGCAGGAAATCCCGGCCAACCCCATCGTAATCGCGAAACCCCTGCCAAGCTGCACCCGGGGGCATGGCCGATGCGACAATATCGGCATAAGCCTCAAGCCTGTCATCAATCATAACTGACCACCCCAAGGACCGGGATTTCGCCGATCGCATGTGCCACATCGTCGGCAGGAGCAGTAACCTTGTGCCGCCCCTCACCTGCAGAAATCGCAATTGCTTCAGTGATCCAGCTTCGACTTAAAGTCACCCCGGGCTGACCACGACGGAAGATCATGTCAAGAAGCTCGGCGGTTATTGAACTGCGAACCGCAGGCGTATCCGGATCAAGCCCCATGATAGTAATCGCCAGCGACTTCGGAATAGGCGCCACAACATAAACATCGGCAGTGGTTGGACGGCGCGCATCAATATAGGATTGAACCAGCGCAACATCAGCCGCCGTTGGAATACCACCATCGGACGCCCGCAGAACATCCATCATGAAGCGAACAGTGACCGTCCCCATGCCCATTTCGCGGCGCGCAACCCAAACACGGGTAACGCCGGGAACTTCCTTGGCCCATTTTTCATAATCGCCACCGGCACCGCCATGCGGCGGCATGGAAATTTCTTTTAGAATTCTTTCCCGATAGTGCTCGATAACACCCGGGCGCCCGTCCTTTTCCTTATCCGCCCCTCCCGCAAAACCACCAGCAGCAACGGTCGCAACCGGATCAACACCATCAACCGGGTTAACGAGGGTAAGGGAAGCCCCTTCAAGAAGGTTTCCGTTAGCACCCGGAACGGAAGCTTTCACATTCGCAACAGCCTGACCGGCTTCATCCAGAACCACACCATCAATCACCTTGAACTCGACACCAGCCGAATCCCGAAGCACCTGATTGGCATCAATACCCGCCCCGGCAACTCCACTAAAGATGACATTGCCCGTCGCGCGAGATGCCTGAATACGTTTCACGTCAAATGTAAAACCGTGACCATCCAGATTTTCACCCGTCGCCCAGAGAACCATCGTCTGAGATGCAATATGATCAAGGTAGCCATAAGCGCCGTTCGCCAGCATGCCATCGATGTATGGCATGACGGCAACCGGCCCCTGTCCGAGCGTGACGCCCTGCCCCAGACGCGCCTCGTAATGTGACCCGGATTGCCCGCGAAGGGCCTCAAAGGTCGGGACTGTGAAACCGGTCAACTTGTTCATGAATTGCGATCCATCCACTGCCAAATATCAGCATAGCGCCGCTCAAAAATCTGCCCCGTGGGCCGCTTGATTACCGCATGGCCAGAGATCACCCACCGGCCCGCATTACGATCCCGAACGGCATCAAACACGGCGGACTGCGCGACACCGATTTTCGTTAAAAACTGCAATGCCTCAGTGCCATATTCCCGAACACGCGCAACCGTCTGACTGGTGATGATTTCGCGATCCAGAAGCCACAGGCGCGACCCTAATTTGAAGCCACCGACGGACGGCCAAGCCTCGCCCCAGAAACCACGACGATCTGTCCCGTCTGGCAAAACATCATCTTCGCGGGCGCGACCATCGGTAAAGAGGGCCGCGTTGACGGCGGTTTCCAAACCGTGATCGGTTTGAATGGTCGGCGTTTCACCTGTTAACAAAGCCAGGTCGAACCGGCGCCGATCCGTGTCATAACGGATCGCCATGTCGGTATGCAGATTGGACATAGTTACATCCCCTGATTAGGCGGGTCGGTTGGACCGTTATTGTCGTTTTCAGGATGGTTGTGATCGTTATAAACCTCGCGCATACCCGCGACGGTTCGCGCATTACCGGATGCGGCCTGATCGGTGATGTCGCCACCAACGACGGTTGATCCGGCAACTTCTAGGTTGCCACCAATTTTCACATTTCCGGTGAATTCAACATCCGGGCAATCAACCAGCACCTTTGTCGCGATCAACACATCAAGGAAATCAGCCCCATCAATTATGATTTTACGACCTCTTTTAAGGGTTATGCGCTGCCCCTGATCATCATAAAGACCGACCTCACCCGGCTCGACGACACCAGACTTCGACCGGTGACGACGATCCATTGGCGGCAGGGCGACAGCCATATTGCGCTCTAGCTGCAATACGATCGTTTCCGCACCCTGCCCATTCGCATCAGCAGGCAGGGGCCGATGGCTAAACCCATAACCCTCGAAAACAACCACATCATCAAGCGTGTCACCGGATCGCCCCGCGACCTGTGCAATGATCGCCCCGCCCCGGCTGGTCTGCTTGGCATACCGAATAACCGCCCGAAAGAGCATGTTTTCCACGCGACGCGAAAGCCGCTGAAACAGGCCATCAGACATGCAATTAACCCCTTACCGCGCGGCGAAGTGCCGCATATTGCGCATCCCCGTCAACCTTTTCAAAGTTCGGCTTTGGCACCCAAGCAGCGGGCGGCTCAACCGACAGGGATGTGCGATAACCGCCCTTGTCTTCATCAAGCGTCAGCCCCACCGAAACGATCAGCATTTCCTCGGCGATTTTGTTTTTCTGATCTTCGACGGCAACCAGCAAACCTGGGCGCCAGATGTCCCCGCCCGGAACCTGTTGCCAACCTTCGCATTGATACGTGATGGCGGTTGATTTACCGATCCGGCGTGCCATTTCCCAATTAACACGCTGACGAAGCTGATCGGACGACCCGGCCCCATCGCTTGTCAGGACCTTGGGCCGATACCGACGAACCGCGTCATCGACCGCCGCGGCCTCGGACTGGGCGGCGGCAATACCAAAATCATCATCACTGGTTTGCCCCTGCGACCGCATGATCAGCTTCGAATGCCGGTTGGCTTTGGTCAGTTTGGCCGACAACTCGATAATGTTGTTATCGCTTCGAAGCTGACCGGACCCCGTATATCGGTACCGAAGATCCGTTTGAGCCCGCGCGAAACCCGGACGACCAAGAACGATATCGCCAGACCCCACCGACCAAGCCATCAGGCCACGCTCGCGGCATATCCGGTCAATCACCTGACTGACTTCCTCGCCTTGTTCGATCTTGATCCGATCAAACCGATCGCCAACATCAACAAGCGCCGACACCGCGATACCAAATGGCTTGCAAAGATCGGCACAAGCCTCAAGCAGCGAAAGGTTATGATATTCCCCACCCGGTACGATCGCCGAACAATCGACCAGATCACCCGCCTTTGATCGCCCGCTCAGCCGGGTCCCTTCTTGATCAGGCACGGTCGAATTGTCGATTTCCTCAAGCCAGCCAGTCAGCAATTCGTGATCACCAAACCGGGCCTTTACGGCCAAATCTTCGCCGTGGTCCGGTGTGAAATCCGGTGTAGTCAATGCAAAGGAATTGGCAATATCGCTGATCGAAAAATTGAACGAGCATTTTTGCCAGTCGTCGTAAATCTTGCCATCCAGCTCGATTTCAGGTGCATCAACCATCAAGAACCTCAATCGGCGCCCAAGACGGGACCATGTTCGGATGCGCAATACCGTTGCGCGTAACGATTTCAGACGCACGGCGCGCATCACCATACAGGCGATGTGCCGTAACGACCGATGGCTCGGTCAGCCAAGGCATGTCGGTTATTGTCTTTGCCTTGCCCGCCCCAGCCTCGCGCGTGTAATCGACCACAGACGTTCGGACCGAGGCCAACGCGGAAAACACACCGGCGTCACTTTCACCGGCGACATTCCCGCCCGCGCGATCCATTTCCCGGTCGATGACATCAAGAAACTGGCCGGTTATTTCAGCCGCCTGATCATATGAAACGAACGTGTAGTTCGGCAGAAGCTCCGCCGCTGCCGAAATCGCCGTTCGACGGATCAGCGCACCAAGCGCCGTGCGATTGACCGCCTCTACCTGTCGGGTTGCGGTCGACACCGGAACATCCACCCCTGCGACCTCGAATGCCGATAGGGAAAGAAAACCGTTCACCCCATCCGCCGCGTTCGGAACTGAGGACGAAAGCAACGCAAAGCCGGACGATATTCCGCTTGCAATATCAACACCCCCACCGGTCATCGCCGTAAGGCCAACCGCACCGATCCCGTCGATTGCATCCTGCATCGACGCATCGACACCGATAGCGGTAAAAAGCTGACCACCAACCTGATCGGTCAGCGATCCGATAACCTCCGCCCCGGCTTCGCGGACAAATCCCGGCATGCCATCCGTGATATAGCGGTTGACGAAGGCGGCACTCGCTGCAAATGACAGCGCAGAGGATTGCACACCAAGCTGATAGACATTGGAAACACGGCCCGGTGTAAATCCCGGCTCCGCATTCTCGCCAACTTCCTCAAAGACGATAGAGAAATTAGCAATACCTTCAGCCGCGAAACTGTTGGATACGTCAAAATCAGCGACCCTTACCCATCGCTCGGAAGTCAGACCGCCAAACGGATCCACGAAAGTTCCCGGACCTTCTTTTCCGAGCGCAGCAATCAATTGGTCGCGCGCGTCAAAACCATCGATGGTCAGAACAAAGCAGTCGACATTAAATCTCCGAACTTTACGCCCAAGGTCCTGCGTATCTGCATCATCCCGATTCGGGCGCTCCACCGTCGGCCCACGCCGCCCCGAAGAAAGACGGACCGAACGGACCATCATGGACACACCGCGCCAGAGCCCATCACGCACTTCATCTTCAAAAGGCATAACTTCAAATCCCCGGTAAACCGCGCGATACCTGGCTTAACTGATCAAGCGTATTTCCCGAAAGCGACCCTGCACCAAGCCCCGCGAAACTTGGCATTGGCGGCGTCTTTTCGCTTCGGATCAGATGCTCAAGATACTGGCTTTGCTTTCGCCCCTTTCGGGACGTACGCAATGCTTCCTGCATGTCCGCAATGAAATACGCCGCCAGCTTTTTCTCGCTAAGCCCTTCGATCATTTCGCGGAACCGCCAACGAGGCGCAACGCGGAACGATTTGGTTACCGTCCACAACAATGATATCGGCAACCGACTGTTTCGCTTCTGGCGAATAAACACCCCACGCTTGCCACTTTTCATCGTTGCTATGAACGGCTGTTGCTTTGCGAAGGCTTTCGGATTCTTCTTAGAACGTCGCCCCTTCGGATAGGAACCGGTCGACGCAATCATTTTGCGCACTTTGGCCTTTTTAAATCGCGACGCAACCTTGCCTTCTTTGGATTTGCGTGTGCGCGCCCCCAATCCCGGAATCCAAGCACCCTGCCCGGATTTACCAGTACGGCTACCACCCTCTTCCTGATCTTCCATGAACCAGAAAGGTGTACCGATTTCGGCCCGGATGGAAGATTGCTTTTTATTGCTGGCATTCACGAACAAGGCCCGACGCCCGCCGCCCTTGGCTTTTAACGATTTCTCGCGGATGGTAAACCTGCGATCCATCTTCGCAAGAACCTCGTCCCGCGCTTCGAACGTCACGCGGTTGATCGCCTTGGACAAGGCAAACGGGACCTGTTCTTTTTCAAGGCGGGTCAGGTTGGCAATGATCTGATCGACATTGTCGGTATAAGACATTGAAAGCATACATCATCCTCAAAACCCTCCGATATTGTTGACGATCACAAGCGGCACCACCACACCCGGACTTTCTTCATCGGCAAAAGTCAGGGAATGGCGCGTCACATGCGACCCCGGAAGGTCTTTCAAAACCCGTTGATAAATTCCCGCCCAATCGGTGGGCGCGAAAACCTTGTTCAAAAACGGATGATCGGACGCCAGTATCACCTTGCCGCGATAGCGACTTGGCGACACCTTGATCCCCCGTTCTTCCAGCGCGATTTTCACGTCATCGCGGTATTGCGCAAAAACAATCATTTCCGACACCGGCACACCGCGCCCCATCGAATGGCGCAGCAAATACCGCAAGCAATCCTCGGCCCGCATCCGCGCCAGATCGTCAAGCCGTTCCTGATCGGTCATAGATGCCATATCGGGCAGCGTTGGCGAATTGGCCCAGACATACCGCGCCCCGGCCTCGCCAAAAGTCGCCCGCGCCTCGCGCACGAGCGCCAGGTCATAATGGCGTTCCGATCGCGGGATTGCCGATGGCGGCAAATTCTTGCGACTGGAAACCGGGACAATCCCCGGCATTTCAT